CATTTTGATAACTAACAAAAGTCGGTAAACAAAAAAATTCTTCACTTTAATATAGTCAAAATGCTGTCAATCCTAATCAAGGAAAGAAATAAATTCGGGCATTTCTCCAACAAGGGGAGCAAGCCATTCGATATATTCTTTGGTTACGTTGTCTTTCTCTTTGGTAAGGAAATTCTCCGGCAAAGATTTTTCCGTTAGCATTACTTTTTCTATTGGAACAAGGGTAGTCTTTATTACGTAAGGTTTGGTTGATACTCTTTCTATGCCTATCATTATTCCGCCAAGATTATTTAATACTGCCTTGACTGCTTCTTCGCCAACTAACTGCGCTTCCTTTATATCGACTGCCGAAGCGTATTGCATTGAACAACGTTGAAAAATACCGGGTTTTTCGCTACGCGCTTTGATGCCAAGTTTTTCGATGACCAAATTAGCCAAAAATGACGAAACGTCGCCAAAATATGTTGCGCGACCGACTGTAAAGATAGGCTTTACTACTTGCTTGCCGTTTTTGTCTTTTAGTCCTTCTGACGCGACTACTGTTACTCCGCCTTTTTTACGGAACAAATCTTCCGCTTTTGTCAAAAACGCGTCTTGGTCGAACGCTATTTCAGGGCAAAGTATCATATCGGGCATTTCACCGCCGTTATTACCTGCTATCGCGCTAGATGCCGTCAACCAACCAACGTTACGTCCCATCGTTTCGATAACGCAAACGTGAATAGGCAAAGACTTGACGTCTTGCATAGTTTCTTTGACGGAGCAAGCGATATATCTTGCGCACGAAGCAAACCCCGGTGTGTGGTCGCTCTCGGCAATGTCGTTGTCAATAGTTTTTGGTATACCTACGCAACAAACACCGCTGTCTTTTACGATTTTGTAAAGTTTACCGCAGGTATCCATTGTTCCGTTACCGCCGTTAAATAAAACGTACTTGATATCGTGTTTGTTTAATATTGTCGCCATTTTATCGTAATCTTCGCTTTCAAGAGGAAATCTACTCGTTCCAATGGCAGTTGCAGGAGTGTTAGAAAGTAAAGACAGTTGCGATTCGGTAATATTTGTCAAGTCGATAAAATCTTCTTTTAGTACTCCCGTTGTGCCAAAACGCGCCGCAAATATTTTACCGTTGAAATTTGACTTTTTTAGTTGACGAAGCGCTCCCACAAGGGAGTTGTTTATGACAGTAGTTGGCGCTCCGCCTGTTACTATTAACAAATTACTCATTTTTTCTCCTTGAAAACCATTGGCTAATATGGATAGTATTTACAAATTGACCGTTTTATAGATATTTCTTTGTTTTTTATAAAAATTATTAAAAGTATCTAGTATTGACAATAATATAACACACTATTATTGTCGTCTTTCTCGTGATGATGAACTTCAAGGTGATAGTAACTCAATTATTCATCAAAAGGAAATGTTAAAAAAGTACGCTGAGGATAATAGTTTCAAAAATTTAGAGTTCTTTGTTGATGATGGATATTCAGGAACTAATTTTAATAGACCAGATTGGCAAAGATTAAATGCTAAAATAGATGATGGTTTTATAGGAACTATTATTGTTAAGGATATGAGCCGTCTTGGTAGAGATTATCTTCAAGTTGGTATTTATACTGAGATGGTTTTTCCTAACAATGATATAAGGTTTATCGCAATCAATAATGGTGTTGATAGTATTAATGGAACAGAAAATGATATGACTCCATTTATAAATATTTTCAATGAATATTACGCCAAAGACACATCAAGAAAAATACGAGCTGTTGTAAAAGCCAAAGGTGAATCTGGTAAGCCATTAACAACTGTTCCACCTTATGGGTATTTAAAAGATAAAGAAGATAAAAACAAGTGGATTGTTGATGAAGAAGCATCACTTGTTGTTAAAAGAATATTTGAATTATGTGTTAAAGGTTATGGTCCATCACAGATTGCAGATAAACTAACAGAAGAAAAAACAGACTCACCTGTCGCTCATATGGAAAAGTTAGGATTAAAAAGTTCTGCTCGTGCATCCAAAGATAGTGCTCCATACTTTTGGAATCCTAAAACTATTAGCGATATTTTATCTAAACAAGAATATTTAGGTAAAACTATTAATTTTAGAACATATAAAAAGTCTTTCAAGAATCACAAAACCTACTATAACCCACCTGAAAAATGGAAAGTATTTGAAAATACACATGAGACAATTATAGACAAAGAAACTTTTGATATTGTACAGCATATTAGAGAAAATCATAGAACTCGAACTAATCTTGGAGAAATGCCACTTCTTTCTGGAATGGTATATTGTGCCGATTGTGGTGCTAAACTTTACCAAGTTCGTGGTAATGGTTGGACATATGATAAGCATTATATGGTTTGTGCTTCATATAGAAAAAAGTCTAAACAAACCTGCTCATCACATCAAATTAGAAATATAGTATTGGAAAAGTTAATCTTGCAAAGAATCAACGATATGATCAATTTAGTACATAATTCAGAGAGTGAGTTTGTTGAACTTGTTACTAAACAAACAAAGGAAAACACAAATAGAAAACTAAAAGAAGCTAAAAAAGAATATGAGATTGCAATGGCTAGAATAAATAAACTAGATTCAATCATTCAACACTTATATGAAGATAACATTGAAGGTAAAATATCCGATGATAGATTTAGCAAACTCTCTGTAAATTATGAAATCGAGCAAGCTGATTTAACAAGCAAAATTAAAGATCTAGACATCTATATTAATGAAGAAACTAACAAACTAGTTAATGTTGAATCATTTGTTACTGCGGTTAAAAAATATACCCACATAGAAACCTTAGATTGTGAAGTATTGCGAGAACTAGTTAGTAAAGTGCTTGTGTATAAAGTTGAAAAAATCGATGGTAAAAGACAACAAAGAATTGATGTAATATTTAATGGTCTAGAGGGAATAAAGCTAGACAAATGAAAAAGCGTAGCTACCTAATTCGATAACTACGCTATTTTTCTAGCGTTTTGGGTAATCCCTATCGGAACTCTCCAAATTGGTCGTTTTTTGTTAATTTTGATTATGAATTCGATTAGCTAATGCTCAGTTCGAGGGGTTTTGTCAAAATCGATTATTTTTCATTGTAAGATAGCGAACCGACTTTTTCGAGGCCTTGAGTTGCTGATTGTAAGATAGCGAACCTACACTAATACAATAGAAAATTCGAGTTCTGTTGTTTTGTAATTCACGATTGAAGACACTTTTACACTAAGAAGAATATTTATGTCGTTGGATAGATCAATTGGTGAGTTTGTCGGGTTAAAGATTAAATAGAAGTGGTTATCCTTGATGTAGACTTGGGAGAAAATGTTCTTTACGATTTCGATATCGTAACCTCCACTCAACGAGACTAGCGAGAGTTTCAATGTTCGAAGCGTGTCTTCAATGCTCTCAAAGGTTAGCTGATTATTCTTTAGCGCAGATATGCGATTGTAGACATTTAATTTCACTTCCGCGTCCGTTGTCTCGTTGAGCTCTTGCTGAAGCGCTAAGAGCTCTTTTTCAATGGATTCAAGAGTATTTGCTTTGGTTGCACTGTAGTAGTTGGTTATCGATTTAAAGTTCTTAAGCAAATGATTACAAGCTGATGAAATGCCCTCAACAATATATTTATATTGAAACATTATTCGAACATCATTCTTTACGCAAAGAAGTACGGGAATATTGTATTTGCCTTTTGGTCGCTCAACCTTGTAGACAAAGTGCTTATTGGCATCCATTGAATAAAAGAATTTTGATTCTGGTTTTAATGACTGACTAACATTACTGCGGTGATACTTGGTACGTTTCTTGCGTTCGGCTTGAACAAAGTCAAATACATCACGAGAGATGATGCCTTCGTGATTATTTCGGACTAGGTACTTAGTAGGATCATCGTAGAAGAGACATTTGTTAGTTCTTGCGAGTTCCCGACTTCGGCCAAGCAGTGCGTCTCCGCAATACTTTTCATTAAGCAAAATACTTTCTAATACGCTATGCGACCAGAACTCATTGCCTTGTGGTGACTTAATACCAAGCTCGTGCAGTAGATGAATCATCCGTGCATAGGAAACCTTTTCAATGTACCAATCGTATATTTGCTTAACAATCTTCGCTTCTTCAGGAACGATGATGAAATTACCATCAATGATCTTATACCCATAAATTCGTACTGTAGTATTTAGTCCCTTGCTCATCTTTTTCTTGAAGGTCCACCGAAGATTACTTGAGATTTGCCGTGATTCTTCCTCAGCAACACCTGAAAGAATGTTAAGAAGAAACTCATCAGCAAAGTCACGAGTAGAGATGTTTTCCTTTTCAAAGAAAACGCTAACGCCTAGACTCCGAAGCTCTCGGATAATTTCCGGAACCTCAATGGCATTGCGCCCAAACCTAGACACAGACTTTGTGTAGATGAGATCAATACCACCCTTACGAGCTATTTCCATCATGTTATTAAACGAAGGACGATTCTTTGTGTCCATGCCGCTTTCTTTATCGGCAAAGACGCAGGTGAGCTCATAGTTTGGATTTGCCTCAATCGACTTAATAAGTTCGTTAACTTGGAGTTCGTAACTCGTTTCTTGCTCCTCATTATTCGTGGAAACCCGAGCGTAAATAGCGACTCTCACTTTGCGAACAACAGACCCAATATCAACTGGGATGACACTGACACTAGACATGATAAACCACCCGATACTTAATACCTTTTTGCAGATCGTAATCGATGTACAACTTCGAAAACAACGAGGGGATAATGCTCAACTCATCAATGCAAGAAGACAGCTCTTCGGTATCCTTGCTACCAGATATAACGAAAACCAGCTCTTCTGGACTAACAATCACCAACTTGTAAAATGATTTTATTAATAAGAAATCATTAACGAAATCTTGGTCGGAAATGACTGAATCAATCACTTGCAAAAGATTGTTGCTACGAACCGAAAAACTGACTCTATTTTCTAACTTCTCAATTTCTTTTCGCAGTGCCTTTTCTTCAGAAATGATTTTTTCATTGAGCCCATTTGCTTTGGCGGCGATTAACGCATTTAGACGAAGGCGTTTGCTATGCAAAGATGAAGTATCATCATGTTCAGATACTGATAAAAGCATCGATTTAAGTTCATCTAGAACATCTTTGTGATTAAGTAACTCATGGATAGAATCCTTAACGGCACCTAGTACTAGATCATATGAAATACGAGGATATGTACAATCGATAGACACAGTCGGGTTGTGGTTACAATTTAAAACAACATATTCACTTGGCCGATTGTGATTGATGAGATGGCGGTGAAGCTTACGATGGCACTTACTGCAGTAGGTGATGTTAGTTAAAGCATACTTTGTTATTTGATTTGGACGACGAGTCTTAAGCATTGATTGGACGGTTTCGTATTCGTCCCTTTTGATGATGCCTTCATGATGATTTGTCACATAATACTTCGGTTCGATATTATCGTTCTTGACTTGCTTGTGCGTTAGATAGTCAACGGTACAAGTCTTCTGTAATATGGCATCACCCATATATTTCTCATTACTAAGAAGTCCACGAACCGTGGAGTATAGCCACGATTTACCTTTAAGCGTTGGTATTTTTCGGTCATTGAGAATTTTGACAATGTCATTGATGTTATAGCCTTCGATAAACAAAGAGAAGATGAGGCGAACAATAGTGGCCTCGCTTTCTTCAATAACCAACTCTCCATTTTCACCCTTGCGATAACCATAAATCCTAGTTACGTGGGCGATGCCGTTCTTGAATTTCTTTTCGATGCTCCATTTAACGTTGGTCGATATCGAGCGACTCTCTTCTTGGGCAACACTTGATAGAACCGTAAGAACGAAGTCAATCTTGGTATCATCGCTACGGATGTTTTCCTTTTCAAAGAAAATGATGCATCCCCGGTTTCTTAACTCTCTAACGGTCGTGAGAACGTCGACTGTATTACGTGCAAAACGAGAAATGGACTTAACTAGAATTAAGTCAATTTTGCGTTCCATTCCCAACTCAACCATTCGCATGAACTCTGGCCGTTTCTTGGTCTGCGTACCAGTGATGCCTTTGTCCGCAAACATACCGATAAAATCCCAATCGGGATTAGAGGTAATGCGTTCGGTGTATTCGTCAATCTGCGATTTAAACGAATTTACTTGATCATCTTCATCAGTGGATACACGAGCGTAAGCCGCAACCCGCAATTTTGTTTTGTTAGTTTTTGTAAGTGAAGTGTCGATTTTATGCGGCATAATCACCTCAATAGTTTTCGTCATGTCTTGAATTACTCCTTTCGTAAACGAGTAACATTACTCGCTTGTTTGTTTTATAACTTAAATATTTGATTATCGATAATGAAATCGCGCATTTGGAGATATTCTTCAATACTTAAAAAACCCTTCACAAAAAGAAGGGTTAAAGCATGTCGAATTAGTTTGTGTTGAACATCTGGATTCATTCTTTGCTCCTTATAAGAACAAGGAATGACTTATTTAATCTTGAGCCAGGTTCATTCTATTTTATGTACGTGCGTAATAAGAGGGTCAAACTGAAGACTACTGTTCAATAAAGCGTCCAGGAATGGTCTCGACATAGTCGCCGACATGGCGAGCTAGTATGAAGAGATCCTTTCGTTTCATGCTGACTGGATTGTCCTTATTAAACAAAACAAGGACGATT